CGTCAGAGTATGCGAGTTGCTACGTTGCTGGTTTTTATGTTGAGAAGTTGTAGGGGACGATAGAAAAATGGCGACACAGACGAAAACAGAGGCAGAACTAATAGCGACCGGCTATTCGCGCGTTTCCCTTTCAATTCTCCGCGCTCAAGTTTGGGAAAAGTGGAGCGACGGAGACTTGGCCGACGAATTGCTTTACGACGCGACGACGAACGAGTTGTTCGACCTCCCGGACGTTGACTTAGTCGGCGGCAACGCCGAGGCGTTGTATGCGTTGTCGGGTTCGCTCGACGACCGAGAGCTTTATAACGGCATGGTCGACGCGCTCGAATCGGGCGGAAGCATGACGACGGCGCAAGCGGACGCGGCAAGGCGACCCCTTCCCCTGATAATTCGCGACAGGGCGCGCGCGGTCTAATGTCCGGCGATTTCTTTCGCGGGTTTGCGGACGGGTTAAGCAACACGCACCGCGCGCGCTTTCAAGAAGTCAAAGTTAAGGGCGAAGAAAAGGGTAAACGAAAACGCGTCGTCTGCGGTTGCGGTTGGGTCGGCCCGACCGCGCGCGCGGAGTTGTTCGGGGACATGCCCGCGCGATGCCGATTCGAAGACGCGAAAGACGAGTAACCGCGCTCGCGCCGAAAAACTATTTTCAAAAACTTAAATAGTTGTAAGTCGTTTCGCCACGTTGAACGCTCGACCGATGAACAACGAGTTACGTCGCAAGTCGCGGCGCACTAAAATTCGGTCGATTGGATTTTGTTATAATGCCGTATAACGAAGTCGATCGTCGACTTCGCCGATCTTTGATTTTTGAATAACGAAAGTGAGTAATCACATGAGCAAGAAGCACGAAAGCTTCCAAGGTACTGATTCTAAAATGAAACCAGTAATCACGATGGCTAACAGCGAGGGATACCATGTCGAATATTATGTTCTCGTGGAAGGCCAACGTCTCAGGTTTCCCGGTGTCAAAGAAGGCAGCGCGCGCGCCTATTGGTTTGGTCCGGCGTTAGTCACGCGCGACCTTTCGCATAGAGGCTTAAGCGATAATGAAATGTGGAGCGACGATCCCGGAGCGTGGGAAGGCTTGCAAAACTTGGCGCGACTTGGCTTGGCTTATCTCGAAGAGAACGCGGGCGGCGAAGACTTCAGTCTTTGGACCGATGAAGGCAAAGCGAAGTTGGCGCAGTTCGAGCCAAAAGTAAATAAGTAACGAAGCTCGACGGGATAGCCGTCTTGCCCGATCGCGGGTAAGGCGGCTTTCCTGTTGTCTGTCGGCTGTTTGAAAAAAGACAGGAATAAATTGTTTAGGGGTATGGATCTTTTGGGTCGACCGTGCTATATTCCACTCATGAGCAATTTAACGACAACAACGAAAGGCAACAAAATGAGCAATCGAACTCCCGAAAAAATCATTGAAGACATCCACCGCTGCGAAGACTTTATCAGCGAAGTAGGCGCAGAGGCGCGAAACGAAGCAGTCTTATACGGTGACGCAGTTCCTCAATCTGGATACCAAACAGCAATACACGCACTGACCAAATTAGAAGCAGAACTAAAGGAGGCAACAAAATGAGCAACGAGACAATCAACACAAACGAAAAGATGGTCGACGCGGTACTACGCGACATATGGAAGAAACGCGCTTGTTTCGCCAGTCGCCTGTCGGCGGGTTACAGTGTCGCGGTTCGAGTGACTCACGCCGAAGCCCCGTTTAACGCGTTGAACATCAACGCAAAAATGAACGGGCGAAACCTCAAGGTTTTACATGAGGGAAGCATTATTGGCGCGTTGTCCGGTTGGGGGGCCGCGCCGAAATCAAAGAAGTACAAGCAAGCGGGAAGCGAAGTCGTCTTGGCGACGGTCCAAGTCGAAGACTTGAAAACAGAGATTAAGTGGAATCTAAACCAAAAACGAAAGGCAACAAAATGAGTAACGAGACAAGTAACACAAACGAAAAGGCAGTCGACAATAGGCTTCCCCTGACAAACGCCGGTAACGCGCAAGGTTGCACTTGCTCTGCGCCGACAAGTAACCGCTACACTTTGAAGGATCGCGGCGACGGAGAAGTCGCACCGCATTGCAGCGGTTGCGGCGAGGAGTTGGAGCTATGAACGACCCAACAACGAAAATTCAATTAATCTGGAAGAAGATCGAAGCCGGTTGCTATCGCGCGACCTCGCCAGAGGGCGCGCTTATTCAGGTTGCCAAGTATCCCGGCAACTACGCACCGGGCGGGCGACCTTTCTATTGGGCGGTCACGCTTTGGGACACCGAGGACGTAACGAACTTGACCTTCAAAGATCGCGCCGAAGAAATCATACAAGCCGACGGCGTTTATCAGGGAACACTACTCGAAGCCAAAGACTACGCCGAAGACCTTTTAACTTGGGCGCAGAACGAAACGGTTAAATCGGAAGCATTCGAAGCGAGCGTTTATCCGAGATTCTTCTTGCCCGGCGAGTACGACGTCGCGACAGGTCGACCGGCGGCGGAAGTTTACGAATTTAACGGCGATCGAATCGTCGCGAAGGGGGAAAAATGAAACTTGCAACGTTAACCAACATCGCCCGCGAATTGCTCGCGGTCGTTTTTGTCGCGGCAGTCTTTGCCGCAATTCTCGCGGTCGATACGGTTCGGCTCGATCGCATTTTTACGGAGTGGATTAAATGAGCAAAGGCAAACTAACAGCGGCGGTAAAAGATCGACGCGCGACGCGCGTCAACATTGCGCGCGCCGCGCAACTAATGGATATGAAGTATTCGTCTATCCGCGAAGCGATGGATCGCGGGTACATCCGGGCGACCGTTCGCTATGAAGGGTCAAACGGGCGAACGGGTCGGCTTACAACAATTGGCGACTTGGAAGACTTTCGACTTGTGCTAATCGAACGTTACTCCGCGTACAACAGCGAACACCACGCCGCGAAAGTCGAGTCGCTTCAATCTATCGGCGACCTTTCGGACATTGCAACATGAGCAACAAAACGAAAGCAACAGGCGATACGAATCTCGACCGCGCCCGCGCGGCGGGGTTCGAGATTGTGACCTATTCTTCCCTGTCCCGGTTCAGGAATTGCCGTCGAAAGTTCAAGCTCGGCTACGTTGACGGACTCAAGCCGAAAGCGAAGAGCGACGCGTTGTGGATTGGAACGATTTTTCACAACGCGATCGAGGCGCATTATAAGCGCGGCGAAATTGACGTCGACCGTTTCTTAACCGAAGAGCAAGGTTTAACGCTCGACGACGAAACTCGCGGAACGTTTGAGTTGTTGCGCGCAATGTTGCGCGGCTACTTTGCGCGTTGGGGTACGTCGAAAAGCGACAAGCCCGTCGGCGTTGATCCTCGCGGGATGATTCGCGACGACGAACTTGAATATCTCTACGTCGAACCGACATTCGTTCACAAAATCCGCAATCCGGAGACGGGCGCGAAGTCGCGTTCGTTCATCCTGTCCGGCAAGATCGACGGACTCGTTCATTTGAAAGGAACGAACGAGCTTTACATAAAGGAAAACAAGACGGCGGCGACGATCGACGGCGCATATCTTGAGCGGCTATGGTCCGATTTCCAGTCGATGCTATACGCGCGATACATCGACGACATCGTTTCGGACGGTTTCGGAATGAGAGTCGTCGGCGTTCTGTACGACATAACCGAAAAGACGCGCATTCGTCGCAAGGCGGGCGAGACTGTCGACAAGTTCGAGGAACGACTCGGTCGTTACAAGACCGAAAAAACGATCGAGAAGCACCGCGAAGCGGGACCGAAGCCCGCCGAAACTTGGGAAGCGTTTCGCGAGCGCATGAAACGCGAGTACGAAAACCCGGACAAGATGCACCGCGAGTTAATACGCTTCGACGAGCAACGGCTCGCGGACATCGACGGCGAGGTTTGGGAAATGACGCAACAAATACTCGACGCGCGTCGACGCGACAGGTGGTCGATGAACACTTCGCAATGCTATTCGTTCGGCTTCGGCTGTTCGTTCGTCCCGATTTGCCGCGCGGGCGGAGTCCTCGACGAGATAACAGCGAACGACTTCGAGGTTCGAGTTCCATTCGAAGAACTCGACGACGTAGACTTCGACTTCGAGTCGAACGGAATGATTTTTCAGCCGACCGAAAAAAAGGTCGCTTCGACTATTGACACCGGCGACGAATCGCCTACCCTTCCTTTCTAACCTTTTCCATTTTTTGGAGTTCAAGACATGACAACGAAAGCAACGCAAACGAAACCGGCGGAAGCGACGCCGACAACAACGGCGAAGCCGGTAGGCGTTTTACCGACCGCCTCGACACCGCCGAAGCGAAGGATCGAAGACCTTTCGATTCTTCTTTACGGCGCGCCCAAGATCGGGAAGTCGTCGTTCGCGGCGCAGTTCCCCGACGCACTCTTCCTACCAACCGAACCCGGCTTAAACTCGCTCGACGTTTTCCAAGCCCCGGCCGACGGGACAGGCGTTAAAGACTGGCCGGAGCTTTCCCGCATTTATTCGGAAGTCGCGCGCGGCGGACACGGCTTCAAAACAACAGTTATCGACACAATCGGCAACGCCTACGAATTTGCAGCGGCGCACGTTTGCGGCGCGCGCAACGTTGAATACGCGGGCGACCTCGCGCACGGTAAAGGTTGGGGATTGATTAAAGCGGAGTTTAAGCGGCTGATTACGGCGGCGGCAAAACTTCCATTCGGTTTAATCATGATCGCTCACGCGACAAACGACAAAATCGAGCAAGGTGGTAGCGAGATAATCAAAACGCGTCCGACCTTGTCGAACGCTTGTCGCGAAGTGCTTTTGGGTCTTTGCGATATGATTTTGTTTTTCGACGTCGAGAAAGTTAACGACGACAACGGAAACGTTCGGTTCGATCGCGTTTTACGCACGAAGCCGAACGCAAACTTTGAAGCGGGCGATCGCTCGGGAACACTCCCGGCGGTTATCCGTGTACCTAACGGCGCGTCGATGAGTGGCCCGGAACACTCCCGCGCCTTATTTAACGAGTTCCGGAAAGCCTACGAAAGCGGTGTAAAAAAATGAACGACAACAACGGCGATTATTACGGCGATGTTCTGGCAGAAATGGACGACGCGTTCGCGAACGCGCCCGCTCCCGACGGCGGAGTAACCGAAGTTCCCGACGGCGATTATCAGGTCGTCGTAAAAGAAGCATTCTTGGCGACTTCGCAAACATCGGGCAACCATTTACTAAAATGGAAACTTAAGGTTATCGGTCCGCGCCATCGTGGCGCGACACTGTGGCGCAATAACGTTATCGCGCGCGATAAGATGCAATGGTTAAAGAAAGACCTCGCGGTTGCGCGGCTCAATCTCGAAAGCCTGTCGGAGCTTGAAACGCGCGTCGAAGAATTGAAGGGCGTTGTTATGGACGTTCGCGTTCAAAAGAACGGCGACTTTCTTAACGTATGGCTTAACCGTTTCGTAAAGGTCGACCCGAACGCCGATCTTTCCGACGCGGCTCAAAGTGGCTTCGCTTCGCCAGTTGTTAACGACGTCGGCGCAACAACACCGCAAGCACCAATTGACGAAGAAGGGGTTCCGTTCTAAAATCTATCGGTTTGGCGTCGCGCGCGTTTTTTGCTTTCAACAGCAGTTTCCTACTATTCCATCCCTCGCGCGCGACGCCTCTTTCTCTTATGCCAAAACGCGAAACAATTCGATTGATTGTCGACACTCGCGAAAAGCGACCTTGGGTTTTTTCGCCGATCGTGACAACGCGACGCGCGAAGCTCGAATCGGGCGACTACTCAATTGAAGGTTTCGAAGATCGAGTCGCGGTCGAGCGGAAGACGAAAGACGACTTCGTTTCGTCGATTTGTTCCGGGCGATCGCGATTCAATCGAGAGCTTCGTCGACTGCAAGCGTTCGAGTTTGCGGCGGTCATTGTTGAAGCGGAATTACCCGACTTGTTGTCGGGGAACTATACAAGTGGAATGTCCGCGCGCGCTGTTCTTGCGACAACGGCGGCGATCACGGTAGAACGCGGCATTCCTGTTTTCTTTGCGAGCCATAGAGCGGCGGCGGCGATACTCGCCGAAGCGTTCTTCGCTCGCTTCATAACTAAAAACGAAAGAACGAAAGGGCGAGCAAATGCAACGGCAGAAACAAAGACGCGCACCGCGCGAAAGGAAGACCGGCCCGGTTGAAGCGACCGGTCGGGTAACGCGAATTTACTATTCGTCCGACTCATTTTCGGCGGGCGTGTTAACCGCCGACGACGGCACCGACTACAAATTCGCGGCAAAGGGCGAACTCGAAACAGGCGACCGCGTAACGCTCTCGGGCGAGTGGAAGTATCACGCGAAATACGGCTCGCAAATTGACGGCGCGACTTTCTTGTTTGATACCAAGCCAACAACCGAAGGGCTTGTCGCCTACCTGTCGAAGAGCGATCGGTTTAAGGGTGTCGGTCCATCGCGCGCGGCGGCTCTTGTTAACTCGATCCTCGCGTTAGGTGACTTCGAAACTATTGTCGTGAACACCGACCCGGCAGAAATCGCCGAACGCGCGGGCGTTCCCGTTGCAGTC